CCGGGCGGCGTAGAGATCAGTGGTCAGCGCGGCCTGCTCTTCCGTCAGATGTGCAAGCTCTGCTTCCAGCTGCTCCCGGCGCTGTGCAAGGGTGCGGCTCTTGGTTTCCAGCTGAGAAAGCTGGCTGCGCTTGCGCTGGTTCTCGCCGTTCCGGGCCAGAATATCCTGCTGCTGGCGGATGAGGTCAGAGGCGCTGAGGGGCTGTTCGGGAGCGTCGGGGTAGGAGATAAGCTCGTCGGCAAAGTTCTTTTTCTGCTGGGCCAGCTGGCCGGTGAAGGTGCGCTTGTCGTAGATGCTTTTGATCTCCATATCCCGGAGATGCAATTCATTCCCGATGCCGATGATGCGCAGCAGGATGTCAGCCTTTTCCTTGTCGCTGGCCTCCATGAAGCGGGGCAGATCGAGGGCCAGCGGCTCGACAAAAGCATTCAGCAGCTGCTGGCCGCTGCGGCGGCCGGTGGGGTCGGTGACGGTGAGGCTGCTGTTCTTGCCCTTGCGCTCCACGACGACACCATTGGAAAGAGTGACGCGGAGGTGGGCGGGAGCGACGGCACCATCCCGCTGGGCGGCGTTCGGGCGGAATTTTTCGCCGCCAAGCGCCCATGCCAGCGCGTCGAGAACGCTGGTCTTGCCCTGATTGTTGTTGCCGCCCACGAGGGTGAGACCGGTGGGGGCCGGAGTGAGTGCAACGGCCTTGATGCGCTTGACGTTTTCGGCCTCGAGGGCCGTGATTTTTACAGACATCTGGATACCTCTCCTTGAATTTGTCCTAATGTGCGTACGAACTGATCGATCGCGTTTTCCCGCTGTTCACCCGGCAGCTTGCCGAACAGCGGCTTTATGGACTGCGCGAGATTTGTGATGGAGCGGCCGGCCAGAATGATGCTGTCGTAGGCGTCGCGGGCGTCCTGCTCCTGTGTGGCTTTGTAGTCGGCGGTCATGCCGTCGGCCATTTCCTTGGCCTGCCGGACGACTTCGTCCTTGTCCACCACAGCTACGATGGGCTGCTTCCGG